ACAGGATTTTCAGACCCAGACAAAAAATACCCTTTATATAATAATGAATCAGATGTAAGTAGATTAGCAAGAAATGAAAATATGTCTGATACAATCATTCCAATAAAAATAAAAGAACAAATAAAAAATATAACAATTTCAAGTGCAGTAATTAGTGGAAATAATAAAGATAATTTTAGTGTATCAAAAAGTAATGATATTATAGTAGAACCCAAAGAGCCATATAAAACTGAATATCCATATAATAAAGTAATTGAAAGTGAACCAGGTGATTATAAAAATGGACATATTATTGAAATGGATGATACTCCAGGAAAGGAAAGATTACATATTTGGCATAAATCTGGTACTTCAACTTCAACACATTGGAATGGACAGCAAGTAGCAAAAGTAGTTGCTGATAAATATCAAATTTCTATGAAGAATGATTATACATTCATTGAAGGTGAAGAATTTAAAACAATTTATGGTAATCAAAGATACTTAGTATTTAATGATAGTCAAACTGAAATATTCGGCAATCAGAAATTCTATGTTAAGAAAAATAAAATCGAATTTATAAGCGGTAATTATGCTCTTTGGATTGGTGCAGATAATATTGATAATCCAGAAGACCCAGATTATGAAATATTAGATAAAAGAAATAATTATACACAAGTTGGAAGTTTGAATGAATTAAGTACTTATTATGATAATGAAAAAGTAAATGATATTAAATATGTACCAGATACTAATACAGAGGAAAATGAATTAGAAGAAAATGAATTTAGTGATTTACCAACTGAAGATATAGGAAAAGGTAGCTGGGATATTAAAGTAGAAGGTAGTATTAATGAAGAGGTAAAATGTACATTTTATGCTGAAGTTACTGGTGCTGGTGCAACAGATAACAGTAGTAGTGGAATACCTGGTGATTATACAATTGTTCCACATGGTAGATTTTATATAAAAGGTAAAAATTTATGCCATATTTGGGGTGGTGGTTTACAAGTAGAATCTGGTGTAATTACTGGAAATTCAATATGTCCATTTATAATGGGTCCTCATATAATGGGTTCGCAGACAGTAAAAGCGACTTTTTAATTAAATAATACTTGTTAATAGTCAACCAATAGTTTTTAAAACTTTTATAAATATATTATAAGGAGAAATAATGACTATAAATTTTTTAGGAATTGACTTAGATATACTTAGTTTAATAACATTTATTTTTACAACATTGATGGTTACAGAACTATTAAAAAAACTTGTCTATTCTTTATCAAGTAAATATATCAAAAAAGAGCAGACTTTAAAACTAATTAAAAAATCACAATTTTTACCTTTAACATTAAGTTGGATAGTTGGTGCTATAATATTTACTTTACTTAATGTAACAGTTAAACAAGATATAATTACATATACTACAATCATTCAATTTTTGCTAATGACTGCAATGTTGAATGGTGGATATAAAATATTAAAACCTATAATAAAACTATGGGTAAAGGAGAAAGGATTATGAAAATAACATTTAAAGAATTAATGAATGAAATAAGATTTTATAATGATGCACAGGAAAAAGAATACTATAATTCTTATAGAATTTATAACGGTAGTTCTGCTTTAAGCGCTTATAATATAGGTGCCCAGTCTAATGGTAAAAAAGGGCTTTTTAAATTTTCAAAAATAGAATGTCTTTTGTATAAAACAAAAAAAGAAGCGGAAGAACAGATAAAAAAATTTTATGATGACTTAGAATATTGGATAAATGTACGTATTAAAGAACAAGCAAAAAACTGGAAAGAACATAATAGACAAGAGTTTTTAGATGAATCAAAAGAAACATACTACAAACTTAAAAAATTTATAGGAACACTTAAAATAAGACAATGATGGATATAAAAGATAAGGGGTTATAAAATGAAATTTGAAGAACTAATGAATAATGTTTTAAATGAATCTGCTGATTTTTTAACTAATGCTAAAATAAACCACAATGATTATTCAAATTTAGATGAAGTTATAAAAACATTAAAAATTCAAGAAAAATGGTTTTTTAACCTAATAAAGAAAGACTTTATTAAATTTCCAAAAAATATAAATATTGATATATATAATAACAGAAATAAAATAAATTTATATTTTAGAGGCATTCAACCCATTTTAAAATATAATCACATTAAATTAATAGAAAACATAACATTACGTGAAATAAATAATAAGTTAGAAATATATTTAAATAAACAGTTAATAGGTACAATTTTTTTAACAATAGACCATATAAATAAAGGAATATCAGTATTTTCAAAATATACTGGAATGAAACATTTTACTAAACCAACTATAACAAAGGCAATTGACTTTATATTACAAAAATCATCAAAATATATTTCAGTTGACCAAGCAATTTTAAATAAATTTTTTAAATAAAGGAGAGTTAAAATGAATTATAAAAAAATGATGGAAGAAATATTGCAAGAGGATATTTCAGCTAAAATAACAAAAGCTCTTAAAAAGATGTTTGGCGACAAGGCAGTTACAATAGTTACTGCTTGGTTAAAACAAAACAATGCTTCAATAACAGATGTTAATAAATGGTATGCTTATTTAAAAGATATTGATGGTACTGATGAATTGTTGAAATGGTTTAAGGCTAATAAAACAAAAGCATTTATTGATGTGGCATTATCTGAAAGTTTAATAACAGAATCTATAAAATTACCAACTAAAGAAATATCTGAAAAAGAATATATTAAGTTTTTAAATGATTTAAAAAAAGAGGGTAAAGAATTAGCCGAAGATGAAATATTAGGTCAAATTTATTCATATGTAGAAGAACAGTTTAAGAAAAAAGAGTTTCAACACATAGTTAAATATGTATATGATAATAACGATATTAAAATAAAAAGTAGTTTCTACGTTGCTGGTGTCATTGTAGATGACATGCAAACTCAAAACATTATATAAAAAGGAGAATATTAAAATGAAAAAATTTAGTAAAAAATTGTTAAAAGATATTAAAAATATGTGTGGAGGTTTGTATAGTATGAATGGAGATACATCAGGTTATGCTTTTTTTGTAGATGAAGATGAACCTAATAAAATATGGAGTGGTGAATATTTATTTCCAAGTGATATGCGAGACCAAAAATATTTATTTTCAGAATTTACTGGTTATGTAGATTTTTCAACAGGTGAAGTATGGAATTCTGAAACAAAAAAAGTTTATACTACATTTAAAGAATCTATTAATTTTAAAGAATTAATGAATGATATTTTGGTTGAGAAAGTAAAGGACGTTGAATTACCAAATTCAAATCTTTATCTTAGGGGTTTTGGAATGGATACAAATGGTAATAGTGTTGTTAAATTTTCTTTTGCAGATGAAAAAGGAATGTCAATACAGATAAATACACCAAATTTTAGAAATACAAAAAGATTAAATACAACTAAATTAAAAGATTTATCAGATAAAGATATTTTGTCTATTGAAAAAGAATTAACAAGTTATATTAAAGAATATGGTACAGCAAGACAGAAAAAAGGATTAAAAACTTTTTTTAAAGAAGATTTGAATGAAGGTAAAGAAGGTGCTGATTGGAATAAATTACTACAACCAATGGTTGATGCCGTTAATAAATTAAAAATAGTACGTTTTGAATTAAGTGGGAATGATTATGAAAAAAATCATTATGGAATTGAAGTATTTTATGAAATGGAAGCTACTGAAAAATATATTTTAAATGCTAAAGAAACTAAAAAGATTTCTGACATAATCAGAAAACACGTGGGTTCAACACCGAGAGTTGGATTTTCATATGATTACCCTTATTTTAAAGGGGTAATTAAAATAAAAGGAGAATAAAATGGAATTTAAAGAATTAATGAATGAGAATGTAGATATACAATATAAACAAGTTTTTATTAAAAAAATGTTTACTAATGTGGAAAAGGATTTTTTTAAAATTCCATAAACTGTTAAAAAATATGAGAAAAAATAATATTATAGATGATGACGAAATGGAATTTATAATGCCAATCAACGACCATCTCGGTAGTTATATGGGAAGTATTGAAAGATATTTATCGTTTTTAAATAATAAATAAAAAGGAGAATAACATGGGTATAGTAAATGATTTAATAAATGAGACATTAAATGAAAATTTTGATTTAGGAGCATTTAAAAAATATTTAGATGGTAGTTTATCTGGAATATTAAAAGAGTTTATCTGGAATATTAAAAGATTTAGATGGTGTAAATGATGAAGCAATATCGATGTTAAAAAAAGGTGGGCAAGGTGGAGCCGCTTCTGCTTTTACTAAAATTTTAAATCCCATTGGTCAAGCTTTAGTTGATGCAAGAAAAAGAATTAAAAATTTTTAAAAGAAAATAAATGGCAAACAGTTATTTCAAATTTTTTAACGATAATGAGTTCGAAACTTATCGTAAGATAAATGATGAGTCTATAGAAATTCATGGTATTCAATTTTATTATATCCCAAGAGTTACAAATAATCTTGATTATCTTTATGGAGAAGATGCAATTTCTTCTTTTTCAGAACGATTTGAAATGACTGCTTATTTACAAAACTTTGAAAACTGGGATGGTCAAGGTGATATATATGCTAAATTTGGTCTTGAAATAACAGATGAAATGAGTGTTGTTATTGAGACCAAAAGATTTTTTACCTATACTGGATTAGAAGAACCAGTAATTGGAGATTTAATATATGCTCCATTTGCTAATACTTTTTTTGAAATCAGTTATATTGAGCCAGACGAACAATTTTTTCATTTAGGACAGACAAGTACCTATGTGATTAAATGTAAGATGTGGGAGTATTCACATGAAGATATAACTACAGATTCTCATACTGAAGAAGTATTCACAGATATTGTAAATAATGATGATAAATTTTCAGACAATACTAATATTGCTACCGAAGATGACGTGAATAATATTACTGATTATAGTGAAAATAATCCATTTGGAGAAAATGATTAAAACTTTTATAAATATATTTTAAAGGGGAAATGAAATGAAATTTAAAGAATTAATGAATGAAGAAAATATGTATTCTATTGGAGATAAATGGGATACAGATAAACTTATTGAAAAAATTAAAGATTGGACTAAGGTTGAAAAAGAGATTGAAAAATTAATTGGAATAAAAGTAAAAATTACTCCATCGTCAATTCCTTCCCATTCTACTTCACGAAGTGCAATGAAATTTCAATCACAAGAAACACACATTATTAATTGGACTTCTAAGAATTTGGTCAATAAATTATATGGCAAATTAGAAAAATTTTTAATGGAAAAAGTTATAATTCATGTAACAAGGTCACAAGTAAATAATATAAAAACTAAATTAGGAATAGGGGTTTATTTAGAATGGAAAACTAATTCTTATCAAGAAGGATTTCCAGAATTGTTTAATGCTACTTATGATATTGATAAAAATAGTTGGAAAATAGGTTAATATGATAAATTACTTTTTCCACGATACACTTAGAAAACATCAGATTGCATTTGGAAATCTATTTAAAGATATTCATGTGCAAAGATTTGATTCTGATGGTAATTCTACTAAAGACATTAGAGTTCCATTGACTGCCGCAGGAAAAAGAAAGTTTTTCACACATTTACAGCAATCAAATGTTCAACACGAAAGACCACACGCTATAACGTTACCGAGAATTGCATTTGCAATGACTGATTTGGTACATGACCCAGAAAGACAATTAAATAAATTAAATAAATGGAAACATTATAATTTATCAGATGACCAAGTTAGATTTATTGGTAATCCAGTTCCTTATAATTTATCTTATGATGTAACTATTTGGACGAAAAATATTGCTGATTCTAATCAAATAGTTGAACAGATATTACCATATTTTCAACCAAGTTTAGATATTACAGTAAATGAATTGCCAGAATTTGGAATAAAAAGAGATGTTCCAATAGTTTTAGAAAGTGTATCAAATGAATTAGAAGATGATTTATCAGAAGCAACGGATTCTATAAGAGTTAATATATGGACACTTAGTTTCATCGTAAAAGCGTATTTATATCCTCCAGTAAAAGATATTGAATTAATTAAAAGAGTTATGGTTAATTATTTTGATTATGATGGCAATGTTGATGACCCATATAATTATAAATTAATGACAAAAGATACTTCTGTGATTCCATGGGATACTAGTTTAGATGACTACGATGAAGATGAAAATGTATTAGAAACAACGGATTTTTATAGTTATTAGTTTACATTAAAAAAATTTTATGTTATAAATATATTATAAGGAGGTTTATTATGAGAAAAATTGATTTAACAGGTAAAAAATTTGGTAAATTAACAGTATTAGAAGAAACTGAATCACAATATACACCAAATGGTGCTAAACATAAAATGTGGTTATGTAAATGTAAATGTGGTAACACAAAAAAAATTAAACAAATTGATTTAAGAAGAGACCATACTAAAAGTTGTGGTTGTTTGTCAACTAAACATGGTTATAATAGAAAAAATACTATAGGTATTCATCCTTTATACAAAAAATGGGGTGGTATGATAAGTAGATGTCATTCTAAAAAAACAAAAAGTTATAAAAATTATGGTGCTATTGGAATTAAAGTATGTGATGAATGGAAAAATAATCCAGTAACTTTCATTAAATGGGCTGAACAAAATGGTTATAAAGAAGAATTAGTTTTAGATAGAATAAATACAAATGGGAATTATGAACCATCTAATTGTAGATTTGTTACATATTCTGTAAATTCAGCTAATAGTAGAAAATCAACAAATAATACTAGTGGATATGTTGGAGTGTATAAAGGATATAAAAATACATGGAATGGTGATATAACATTTAATGGTAATCGAATTAACTTAGGTGTATTCAAAACAAAAGAAGAAGCAGTAAGGAGAAGAAATATGATAATAAAATTACATGATTTACCTCACCCAATACAAGAGGTAATATAAAATGTCCCCTCAATATTTTTACCCTTGCAGCAACGAAAAATGTTTACATGAAGAAGAGATTTGGGCAAGAAAAATAAATGATGATACAATTTTACCATGTCCAAAATGTGGTAAGCCAGTAGAAAGACAAATGTTTTCTTATATGTGGGAAGATTCAGAAAAAGGAAAATACCGTCAAGATAAAGGTTGGAATAATGAAGATGACCAATATAATTTCAATCAAAAAAAAAGAAAAGAACTGAAAAAAAAATTAAATAATACAAAAAAATAGTATATAATTTATTTGAAGTTAAATCGAACACATGACTTCAAAGTACTACCATAGTTGCCTCTGGTAGTACACATCAAAAAAGGAATGGTAGTTATTAGGAAATAGCTACCTAATTCCTAAAATCAAAAAAAAACTTTTATACTCTATAACATGAAACTTGTTATTTCTCAGTCAATATCTCTAATGAGACAAGTTTACTTGAGCTATCTCCGTCAAGTCAACGGTTCATCTATAATATAGTTATAAAACTTTTATAAATATATTATGAATAATAAATTAGAAAACGATTACAAAATACAGGAGGTCAATCATGGCTAATCTTCGTAGTTTTTACAGGGGTGATAACGTTGGATGGACAATGGAGTTTACATTCAATGGTAGTCCAATGAATTTAACCGATTGCACAGTTTGGTTTACATTAAAAAAAAATGAAGATGATACTGAAATAATATTACAAAAAAGTGTAAATTCACACACAGACCCAACTGAAGGTATAACAATATTAGAATTAAATTCAACTGAAACTAATATTGAACCAAGAGACTATTATTACGGTTTCCAGCTGGTTGATAGCATAGGAAAAGTTAAAACTTTAGCAACTGGAAAAGTTAAAGTTAAAAAAGATATCACAATTAGAACTTCATAAATCATGGTTGACCAAAAAGTATTTTTTAAAATATCAGATACTAGTACTCTAAAATTTGATATTCAATCCGACAATAAAGTTAATTTCAAAGTAGAAGAACACAATCTTGATTTCAAAATAGAAGAAAATAAACTTAATTTTAAAGTAACAGGTGGTATTGCAACTTCTTCTGAAAGTGGGGGTTCTGCAACAGATGCTAATCTGAGGGTTTAATCTATGAGGTTGTAGATGTTGATAATTTCAAAGTAATATATAATGGTATTATTAACAGTTCCGTTGTTCTATGGGATAGTATAACAGGATTATCTGGTGGTTTAGTTGCTGGTGAAAATTACCTTTTAAGTATATCAAATAAAGGAATGATTGTTTCAGATAACACTCAAATAACGGGAAATAGTCAATATGTTATTAAAGCATTAAGCACAATCAAAGCGTTGGTTATATTAAATAAATATAATGAGTCAAGTACGAATTATATAAGAGGTAATGCTGAAGATGTTGAAGTTTTAGCACAATGGAGTAGATAAATTAAGAGTTTTATAAATATATTATAAGGAGAAAAATAATGAAATTTAAAGAATTGATGGAATCAAATAACAAACAAGTTGAATATGAAATGCGAACTGAATTATTAAAAAGATATAACTTTATTACAAAAAAAGATGCGTTTAAATTTTGGCAAAATTTAAATTACCCACAGAAATTAATGTTAAAGGTATATAACTCTATAGAATGGGATTATTTAGAAAACGAAGATTAATTAAAAAAAATGGCAAATCAAGTAAACAGTAAAAACTTAATTAAAGAATTAACTTTAAGTACAACACCAAACTCGACTCTTTATCAGCCAATTTCAAGTCTTACTGGTACAATAAAACAACTTGAATTAATTAATATTTCTGGATTTTCTGCTACAATAAACTTATATAAATATAGTCCTACAATGGGTAGAAAAAATATAGGTGTTGATGCAGATTATACGATTGCATCTGGAGAAAGAATAGTATTAAATGATTATACATTTGAAGGTGCTTTAGGTGAAGAATTGCAAGGTGATTGTAGTATTGCTGATGTAATTTCAGTTGAAGCAAGTGGTTGGGAAGAACAACCAAGTGTAAGTAAAAGAACCACAAGTATTTCAATGGTGGTTTTTAAATCAACAAGTGAAGTGGTTGCTGGTAATGGTACAATTGCATTTTCAGTTCCTTTTACAATGAATAAATTGGTATTAAAAGATGTGATTGGAACTGTTCATACAGTTGGAAGTGGAAATACAACAGATATTCAAATTAGAAAAAGAAGAGCCGGAATTGAAACCAATTTATTATCAACAAAATTAACAATAGAAAACGAATATTATGTAAGAGATGCAATTATAAATGAGACAAATTATCAAATATTAACTGGTGACCAACTTTATGTTGATGTAGATAATGTAGAGGATGTAAGTCCTTATGGATTAAGTATTACAATGACTTTTGGGATAGAATAAAATGAGTAACCAAACTGTAACCACAAACAAGACACTTGAAGAAGTAATTGCTGGGGGTTTGAATAGTGGCGATAATATAACTATTAATAGAGGAGCAGTTGTAACTTGCACAGAAACTCC